GGCTTCTTCACGTGTACCATGTGCATAGAAACCTGAGTTCTTATTGAATACACGGTTGTTGTCTCTGGTGATGCTACCAATGGTAACACTAATGACTGGCAGTGTTAAATTCTGGCCAGGATTGACCAAGTCATACATGACCCTCTGTTTGGGTGCGTACACATATCTCACTTGCTGGGTGGCTCCTGCTTCTCTGTTCTTGTTGTATCTCTGAATAACCACATTATCAAATGCAGCCAAGAACTGAATGAGCAAGTCTTTTACTTCAAAGTAAAACGAACGTACTTTCACAGCATTATTTATTCAATACCAACGACTCAAAACTCTGTACTAATGCATGTTATGTGTAATATTTCCACTTGTTAGCAGAAATCTGAGCAGCCAGTTTCTTGCGCACAGAAGGCTTCATGTAATTGCGCAACAATCTTACTTCTTCCATGATGCCACATCTCTTGACTGCATTAGAAAATTGACGTAACTTCTTATCAAAATAAGCTTTATCTGTACATTTGTTTTTGTCCAATTTAACTTCACAATGAATCATACAGTTATTTACTCAACTGCTTGACTCTTCCACTATGGCAATGCAGGCATGAGAATCAAAAAACTTGTTGGGTTTCTTGGGGGACAACAATTTTACCTGGTGCACAATGTCTGGAATGTGGTGATGCAGGTGTTGTAAATCATAGTTAAAAGTAATTTTGCCTGGTTCACTGCAGAAAGCAAAAGGGTAAGGTATTTCCACTGTCTTGCGGTGGTGGTGAATGTTGATGGTAAAAACCAAGTAAAAATCTTTGATGCTAAACAATATCAATTTGCCTGTTTTTACTAACTTACCATTCACATAGAAATGCACTTTCTGTTGCAAGAATCTATTCACTGCATTCTCAATTTTGTCACAGATGGTGCTCATGTGTTCATGTAATTAAGTTTCTGAGCTGCAGTTAATTTTATCAAGTTTTGACGAAAATACTTCCAGAATGTTTCTCCAGCTGGTATGGATGTGATCAAATCACAACTCAGAGCATTAATGCACCGGTAATCTTGCATGAATATATCCCAAGCAACCACCAAATTTTTCTGATCTGGGCTAAATTTGAGACCGCCAGAGGCAGGACGGTAATTCAGAGTCACCCGGCCATCCACTGAGTTTAACACCCCCATGGCATTGGTACACAGCATGCGGCGGTATGGAGACAAGCCAGGCTTGGGTCTGCGTCTGGCAAATTTGATCTCACAGACGTTATTTTGCAGAACGGCTTTTAGACTTGCTAGGGACACTAACATCTGGGTTGGTTTGGGTGTCGGACCGGGGTTTTACTATGCCAAAAATTCTCTGTTCATTCAAGAAGATGCCATGTCCCACTTTGCCATGGTCCACCACATCAATGTTGGCAATGGGCACTCCCATGTTGTTGGGAAAACAAACTAGATCTCCCTTCTTGACCTTGCGACAACCCAACCCACTCAGTATCACCTTGCCAATGCGCCATGCATTGGTCTCTGCATTCACAGGAACCAATATGCCATTTCTCACAATGGTGTTGGAAGAACCACCTTCATCCACAAATTCAACCAGTATAATATCATCCAGCAAGTCAGACAAGTCATAACCTACAAACACACTATTGAAAGTGTTTCTGGGTGTGGAGCTTAGATCAATCAGACTCTTCTGAGGAGCCAGTGCATCAACAGATAATTTTGCCATGTGATATATTATGTGTCAACAAGTTAAAATCAACCTGCTGCTTCTGGTTTCTTGATGTAATGAATGCGTTGCTTACGGTACTGGGGCAACACAGCTGTCATGAATTTGTAATACATCTTCTTGTCAGTCAGAATGCCATGGTATTTGTTGGCAGTGCCATTGATAATGATGGCCGCAGCAGGGTCCAGCATGCTCAGCCACCGGTTCACCATGTAAGGCTGAACCTGACTTTCTGATTCTACATTGTCCAGCAATTGTGGCTTTTTACTAAAAGCTATGCCATCAATAACATCAAATATGTTCACCGGCTAATGATCTTGGTAGAAGCTGTGAAAATGTTGTCATTCAATTCATAAAACATGTTGATTACATCTGTCATGAAAGCTTGTGCAGCTGCATCAGACAATTCAGTGGAGAAGGCAAAAGCAGGGGCTTTCTTACCGGCAACCACATTGATGCCAGTATGGCCTAGTGTGGCCTCATTCTTCACATGCACAATGCTGACTGAGCACTTGCCTTTGGTCTGCACCACACCACCTTGTGTAAATTCTTTCTGTACCATCAAGTCATCACCATCCACTTCAATGGGTGCATGCAAGTACTTGCTGCTCAGAACATTGGCAATGGCAGTGTTGAACAATCTCTGGTAAGCAATGGCGCCAAAACTATCAGTGAGAATAGGAATCTCATACAAGAAGTGCATCATGTCATCACTGTATATAAAATCCCCACTGAGTGCATCTTCTTGATCAATGAGTCCATCTGCTTCCACCTTGGCAGGGGCACGGAAGGCCACAATATTGCCAATGGGCAGAACTTTTTTGCGGAAATACTTGTAAGCAAAACGGTGGTGCAGCATGTTGCCATCATATACTGGAATGTCTGTTAGAATCATGTGTGCATTATAACAGTTAAATTTGCTTACTCCACCACAAATAGATTCCAAAACCTAAGAAGCTTATGCTCATGACTTGACCATAGTCATACAGGCAATAATAAATGCCTGTGTCCAGCCGGGAAATGCATGGGCCACACTCTATACCATCCTCTGTTTTGCGGTGCAACAGCAACTTGGGCAGTAAAATTTTAAATTCATATGCATAGGGTTTGCGATTGCGCCGGGCCAAAGTTTTTTTGATTCTTTTAATCATGAGATAATGCTAAAATAAAGAGATTTTACTAAGAAAAAAAAGCTGCGCGCCAAGTATCTCTTATTATTATGGAATGTTCCTTTCTCCCCCACAATCTATTATACTCAAATTCTTGAAAAAATCAACTGTGTTTTTTGCATTTGATATGTGCGGATCAACCATAAATATGCATTATGCCAGAGTATGGTAATGCTGATACAGGCCGGGAGAACACGTTTGGCCGCACATTGATGAATTATATCAATACCAGATTACCATACACCAGCTACTCTTATACAGACATTGTTAGTAAATTGAACCCCAAGTATAAGATATTTCAAGACACAGGCAGCAGAAGAGCAGAAGCTCTGATGCGTCAGTCTGTTTCTTCTTCAACAGATTATAACTCCATTGACCCAGCTGGTATTATTGGACTGGACAACAACTTTACTCAGTTCATGTATGCTAATATTCAGCATGATAAGATTGCCAGACTCAGAGATTACCGTGTCATGGCTTCTTTTTCTGAAGTGGCTGATGCACTGGATGAGATTTGTGATGAAGTGATTAACAAAGACCGCAATGGCAAGATTGTGTATTGCAATTTTCAAGACTTGGAACTCAATGATGAAGACAAAGAAGACGTTCAGAATGAGTTCCAGAAGTATGTAAGTTATTTTGATCTGGCTAACCGGGGATGGGAGTATTTCCGCTCCATGCTAGTGGATGGTGAAGTTTATTTTGAACACATTATTCACAAGAAGTATGAGAAAGAAGGCATTCTGGGTGTACTAACAGTTCCCACAGAGTTTATTGATCCCATTTATAGCAATGTGCAGAACATGCTTATCAAAGGCTACTTGCTACGCAAGCCTGTGTTTGACAAGAACAACCCTACCAAGATTACTGACTATGAATTGGTGCCCATGGATCAGAATCAAATCACTTACATTAATTCTGGCATATGGAATGAAAATAAAACTATCCGACTGCCTTTTATTGAGAATGCCCGTCGTGCATACCGTCAGCTCAGCTTGTTAGAAGATGCAGTGGTAATTTACCGCATTGCACGTGCTCCTGCCCGTCTCATGTTCAATGTGGATGTGGGTAACATGCCCCCTGCCAAAGCAGAAGCTTACTTGAAACGTCTCATGAACCAGTACTGGTCTTCCAAAACATATGATTCACAGCAAGCTGGTTCTGCTGTGAAGAAGTATAACCCTCAGAGTGTGTTGGATAATTTCTGGTTTGCCAAGAGAGCAGGCTCTGAAGGCACCACTGTAACAGAGTTGCAAGGCACTAACACAGCATGGGGCATGGAAGAGATGCTGTATTTTGTCAAGAAGCTGTACAAGAGTCTTAAAGTACCTGCTTCACGTCTGAATCCAGAAGACACTTACAAAGATGGTATTGATATTCTCAGAGAAGAATTGAAGTTTGCCAAGTTTGTTGTTAGATTGCAACAGCACTTTGCAGAAGGTCTCAAGAATGGTTTTATTACTCATTTGAAACTGCGTGGCACATGGGAAAAGTATGACCTCAAAGAACACAACCTGGATATTACTTTCAATGTACCTGTGAATTTCTTTGAGATGAGAGAAGCACAGAAACAGGAGATCAAGACCAAAACCTACAACGATGCAGTGCAGAGTGAAGCCATATCCAAAACATATGCACTCAAGAAGTTCATGAATTGGACAGATATAGAAGTCAAAGCCAACCGGGAGTTCTTGAGAAAAGATGTGGCATTTGCATGGGAATTAGAGCAAATCAAATCTGGTGGCCCTAACTGGAGAGAGAATATTCAAATGGGTGCTCCAGCAGCAGGCGGAGAGGCAGGTGGTGCACCAACTACTGCAGCATTGCCTGGTGGTGGTGAGACAGCTCTGCCACCTGCATTTGGACCAGCTCCTGCAGCTGGCGGTGAAGTTCCCGCAGCAGGTGGTGCTGAGGCAGCAGGTGGCGGTGCTGAGACAGCCCCCGCAGGCGGTGAAGCAGCACCTGCTTAAACTAAACGTTTGTAAATAAATTTTAAATATTTGCGCTCATAATTACGAGCATCAATTTCATCTGGATCATTCCAATAACGGTCACTCACTAGTTGCAGGTCCCGGTATGTGTAAGAGAAGGTGAAAGGTTTTTTGTGAATTCTGTATTGAATAAAGTGTCTTAGTTCATGCAACAAGTTTCTAAGCACTTTACGCAATTTATAATGTCTGGGCTTGTTAGCAGATGATTCCACTGCTATATTCATTCTATTAAACCAATAAACAAAGTCACTGTGCACAGCATTGGGCCGTATATTAATAGTCATGTCTGCCTTGCAAGCACCTTCCCTCTTGCACAGCAGCTGTATGGTATCAGTTAAAATAACTGTATCAACATTATGTTTGTGTAGCCATCTTTTAGATTTTCTAGTATAGTGTATGTTCATTTGAGCCAAACAGTAGTTGGATCAAAGACTGTGGTGTTCAAAAAGTCCCACACTTGCCATTCAGGCTTAGGATCAATGTGCGCAGCCTTCAACAAATTATTTATTAAAGTCTGCAGGTCTTGAATGTGCCACACATCATCCAGCAATTTCTTGCCTGTGGTACGAGATTTATGGGCCACATGGTCAGCATATGAGTATGCAAAACCAGCAAACGGTGGAATAGTACACCCTAAACTAACCAAGTTGCCTAAGATTCTAGAACACACTTCTTTGCCACCTACTGAATGCATGGTCACAATGGCACAAGCAGGCTTGCCTACTAGATATTTAGATCCTTCCAAGACAGTCATTTTTTCAAAGAGCTGTTGCATGCCTGAGCCCCATGAATCCCAGTATGTTCCAGTGGATAGTACCAAGGCATCAGCTTTGATGATGCTTCTCTTGACACTCATCCAATCAAAAGAAGGGGACAAGTGTATGATTTTAACCTTGACTTCATAGTCAGATTTGAGAATCATGCGTCTCACCTTCTTCAAGAGCATGGACGTATTGCCAGTTCTGCCGCCCATGGCACCATTGATAATTAAAACATTCTTCAAGATGCTTGAGTATAGATGATATCTTTCAAAAATTCAATGTTTATTCTAATCTTAATTGCTCGGCTCAATATAAAAAAAATTAGTTATTGATTTCTACTAAATACCACATATACTAATACAAATGGAACAGTTTAGCGTACAGGTAAAAAATATTGTTTCTAATACAGTTAGAAATGTAAAGGTGCAATGCTTTGATCATTATGAAGCACACAAACGTATTTGTGATAAAATAAATCTTTTTAGAGAAGATATAATAAGTATTAAAGACTCCAGAAAAAATGAAGTATACAACTTGCAAGATGGTTTTCTGTTTGAAGCTTGACTCATTTAAATGAATCAAATACAACTCCAAATTATTGACAAAACAGAATCTGGCTACCATGTAAAACTTTTTCTGGATGGTAAAAATAGTGGCATTTTATACCTGACAGAAGAGCAATTTTATTTTGTACGTAAAGCCTTGCAAGCAGAAAGCTACAGTCAAGACAAAGAATTTGAAGTGGTTGACCCTTTTGAAGAAGAAATTTCTGAAGACGAGTTGGACTAGGATTTGACAGAATAAATATATGGGTGAAGAGAGTCACCCAGACACCTGGCAAAGTCTTTTGTGAAGAGTTTAGCAACTTGATACATGAAGATTTGTTTCATAGCAGCATTCTGGTGAACGTGGATCACGCATGGTATCCTCACCTGCTAGAAGGCATGATTAAAAGAAAATATAAATTGGTGCATGTTACTGACATGCCTCAATCCATGACTGCAGTTTTTGTCAAGAGTTGATTAAGTGGCTTCAGTTTTTATAATTGGTTAGTGAGTCCTGTTTTTGATAAAAATTTACACTCTTATGTAGACCCTGCTGATAATTTCAAGTTTCAGAGTGTTACTCAGTGGGTGAATACATTCAAGAAGCCATTTGATAAAATGACTATGGCTGCTCGTGTGGCTAAGAAACAAAAAACTACGGTTGCAGAAGTGTTGGCCGGCTGGGATAAAATACGTGACAGCAGTACGGAGTTTGGTACCAACATACACAAAATTTTAGAAAGATTTTTTACCACACAAGAATATGAACCAGAGAATGAAACTCTCATAGAAAGCATCAAACTGCTCAATATTAACTTTGACATAAAAAAGACTCATTTTGAAAAGATTGTGTTTAGCAAGAACATTGGGATTGCTGGTACTGCTGATGTGATTGAACATGAAAGTAAGCATTTGTTTAACGTGTATGATTTTAAAACTAACAAAAATTTTAGAATATCATCCAAGTATGAAGAGCAAATGCTGGGCCCTCTGAATCACTTGCCAAGCACTGAATACTTCATTTATGCTTTGCAAGTGAGCATGTATGCGTACTTGTATGAATGCATGACTGGAAGAACACCTGCTCGGCTAAGAATTTTATGGCTAAATCGGTATGATATAAATAATTACAGCAGTCACCATGGTGCATGGAAAGTTTTTAATGTACCATACTTAAAAGATGAGATTTTGCAGTGCATAAATCAGTCCACAGAGTTTTAAATTCTCATGGAAAAAGACCTGTTGAGTATAAATACAATATATGGCCGTAGCTACGATTTCTGTAAATTATGCCACAGTTGCTGAAGTTACCGACACAGGACCTGCCAGCAAGAGTATTTCTGCACTTACACTGTCCAATGTTTTAAGTAGCGCCACCGTGCCTGGTGGCTATGCACGGCTAGTGGGTGATACTATGACTGGTACTCTCACTTTGCCTCAGACACAAGATGTATCCCCTTACTCTGCTATTCATAAGAATTATCTGGACACCCGCACAGCCAGTTCATCTGGCATTTATATAAAGCTTAATAATGCTTTTATTGATGCAAATACCAAGACCAGATACATAAATTTTGTTGGTACTCATCTGAGTGTGGCATCTGCAGGAGAAGAGCAAACACTGTATATTCCTTCACCGTTAGACACAGTATTTGCTGGTGAAGGTATTGATATTGATGCTTCAACAACTACACAAGGTGGTGTGAGAATTAATGCTTCAAATAATATCCGTCACTACACAGTAAAAGACTTTGTTCAAAACTACGGACCATCACCAACTGCCCCTGTGGGTAGTTTCATGCGATTAAATGTTGCTCCTTATAATATTGAATCTGATAATACTTACCTGGACACAGTTATATTGAAGCGTGCTCAAAACATGGGCTTGCAGCAAATTACTACACCGCTTGCTACTGCAGGCTACAATGGTGCAGGGTTTGGACCAGATGCAAATAAAATTTATCTGGAAGGTGTGGTGCCATTTGATTTGCACTACTCACCAGACAATCCATCTCCCCAGTTGACCTTGCACTGGTATTCTACTGCAGGCCAGGATGGTGTGTATGCTTTTAATTACTACAAGAACAAGACTTACAACGCAAACATACATCCTAATTACCCAATTTATCATATTAATTTCTCACCTGCAAACAACATAATTATTGTTGCCGGGTCGTTCAATAAGATTGGCAGCCTGGTCTTTACAGGTGGCATGATTGCTGCATTTAATCTAAGTGCAAATCAAACAGGAGCCACATTAATTACTTCTAATCTTGTATATGGTGCAGGAGCCCCAGCCCCATATACAAATCTATATCTATTTCAACCTGGCCCACTCCGGGTTTTTGCTCCTACCATATACACTGGGGCCTTAACAAATATACCTGGTTTTGCAAGCACTTACTTTGAAAACACAGTTATTAATAATAAAACAGTTTTCAAGACACTATCTGCATTTGTACCTAGTGTTAGCAAGAGCTTTTTTGCTACTGTGGGTGATTTTGAATTTAAAATAGGGTCTGCGCAGTACAGAGGATTAAGAATCTTTGACACAACCAATGGACCAGGTTCAATTCTAACTTACTTCTTCTACTGCAATGGTACTGTATATGATGTAGAGTATGATGGTTCAAAATACTTGTATATTGCTGGTGCATTCAACCTGGTAAGTTTAGTTGGCAATGCAATCTATGTTGCACCATTTATCAATGTGGGCCCCAGTTACAAGATAGCCAGAATAGATTTGACTGCAGCAACCCCCACTCTGGATATTCAGTTTGGGTTAAATACTACCAGGGAATTTTATTCATCCACCAAATGGTATGCCAAGACCATGGAGATGTCTACTGATAGAAAAATATTGTATGTGGGTGGGCATTTCTCATCACCTTACTCTGGTGATCAGCACTTCACAGCATTAGACATGACGGATACAGTGCTGGGTGGTACCAGGGTCTTTGGTGCAAAATTTGACAAATACATTAATGTTTTAAGATTAGAAAGGCAGCCTACTGCCACCTATACTTCACCAAACCCTGGTAATAATTACAATGTATTATATGTTGGAGGTGCCTTTACATCTTACACCGCAAACACTGTTAATCCAAGTACTCTGGCTGCTTCCTCACTGATTAAATATTCTATACCTTACTTTACAGCCTTTGCTGTTCCTCAAACAGATGCCAGAGGGTTCCAAACCATATACAACAATTATAATTTGAGTCTCAACAATCTTGTAACTACTATTGAAGTTTCAGAGGGAACACAGAATTTAGAAAATGGCTGCATTCTAATTGGCGGGGCATTCAAGAAAGTAGGCAAGTTAAAGAATCCGCCCAAATATCTTGCTGCCGTGACCAAGGCCGCTATTGGTGGATCTGGTAGTGCAGTAGCTCTAAACTGGGCAGTCAAACCTAATAATACTGTGTATCATATCAGACGGGTACCCAACACTTCACCGCTCTCTGGGGTCATGGTAGCTGGTCAATTTAATGCAGTAAACGGGTTTGGTAGGCAGTACCTAGTGTATGGGCCACCCCCACAGGAAACTGTAGCCAATGCTCAATTTAACAAGGTAAGACTCATAGCAGATGTGGCAATAGGTAGTGATGATTTTGATGCAGAGAATGATCCTAATGATCCTACTTCTGTACCAGATGCATCTGTTATACTGGATAATGTACACAATGGATATAATACCACAACATTTGCTTTGAATAGTGCTTTTGCAAACACACCCCGTGGCACTACTTTCCGCGTCAAGGTGCAGAGAGATTACAATAATGATAGTGACAATAATGCAAAATATGATGTAATGTGGGTTGCAGGAGCTACACTAGACTTTAATTCCAAAGCTGCAAGCACCTTGCCTGAAGGGTTTGAAGATACTGGCACAGCCCCTGTAGTATAAAGGCATAAATAATACAGCATGAAACCACTGTGGAAACCAGCCATAGACGCTTGGATACCAGAGAGCCAAGATATTTCCAACATGACATCCAGGGGCATTAGCTATCAATACATGCCTCCAGTTACTGATTATTATGCAGGCAGTGAGAGTGAAGAACAGAAATTAAAAGTAGCTGTAGCAGGCCATGGCAAAATGTCTCTGCAAGATTTAAAGAGCAGAGTTGCAGATCATTTTAAACAATGTGAAACACTGGCAGGAACTGACAATATTAAAGATTTGGAAAAACTAGAACACTTGCTAGACCATCCAGATTTTCGCAACATGATTAAGACACTGGTTGATCATGTTAAAATGTTGAAATCCAAGGCTTCATAAATATGTATTGTTACAGTGACTGACAAGACTAAGCAAAAAATTACCGCTGATTTAGTACTAGAGTATTACGATAAATCCAAGAAGAGCCGGGGCGATAAGAAAGATTTCTACCTTAAAACTGCCATTGAACTTAGCAAACATCTGAATGAGTGGTTAGTTATTCCTGACTCTGACTCCAAAAAGAGTTGACTGATTGATATTTGCTGTTATAATCTGTGCATGTCCAACAAGTTTGTTTTAACTTGGAATGATCTGCATAACATTGTTATTGATTTGCATTACAAGACTGCTGAAGAAGAGGAAGGGTCTGTTGCAATCATTGGCATAAGCAGAGGAGGACTAGTACCAGCAGTAATGCTTTCTCACCTAAAAAAAGCTCAATTGTTTGGTACTGTTGGGGTCAGAAGTTATTCAGACAAAAATAAAAAAACAGAAGCTTTATACCAAATACCAGAAGTGAAGGAGTTGGAAAAAATTGACACTGTTTACTTAATTGATGACATATGTGACACCGGTGGAACTTTTAAATTTCTTAAAGATAATGTGTTCAAGCTGAACAACATAAAGACCATTTCATTAATTCATAAGAAAAATAAAGTTTTTACACCTGACTACTTCGGGTATGAAGTAGACAAGCACTTTTGGGTGGATTTTCCTTTTGAAATGTGTTAAAATAGACTAAATATTAAACACGTTTTATAACACTCTGTAGCCATTATTTGGCCATTATTTTTTATGAAAACCAACAAAAAAATACACAAGCTAGGGGCACTCTTGTTAGTGCTAATAACAACCATAGGAACAGGCTGCATTTCTATGGAAAGAAACACAAGCATCAAAGATGTGAAGGCTGAACTCAAGTCAGTCCCACCACAAGAAGAGAAGCAAATTGCCAAGCAAATTAAAATTAAAAATGATGGCATTGTGTATAAAGATGAGTTCATACCCAAAACCAACAATAGTGGGTTTAAGATAATAACAGTGAGACTCACTGTTTACTGGGCCAGAGGTGGTGATACAGATTACTACAGCTCAAAGAAAAGAAGCTCTACAGGTTATACATTAAAGCAAGGTGAGTCCATTGCCGTGGATCCTAGAATCATCCCTTACAGAAAAGAAGTTATAATCCCTAATGTAGGATTGGTAAAAGCGGTGGATACCGGCACAGCTGTTAAGGCCAAGAAGGCATCTGGCGGCAAACTACCTGTTATTGATGTATTTTTTGAGCATAAGAAAGACGCCATGCTGTTTGCTAACCGGTATCCCAAAGTAGTCAAGGTAGCGGTTCTGAACTAAATAATTGGTGAGATTCAATGATTTAGTTGCTCTAGTTGAAGATATTCCACCCCCGCCGCCTGCTATTGTTAGTAAAGCTAATGACACTAAATTGACATTTGATGATATATTTAATTTTATTCAGAGCCATGAAGGTACCAGACCCACCATGTATCTGGATTCCAGAAAAATACCAACTATTGGTATTGGGTTTAATTTAACCAGAGCAGATGCCCCAGCATTGCTCAAGAGCATTGGTGCTGACTACAATTTAATTATGGCCAAAAAACAATCACTAACAAGTGAACAAATTAAACAACTATTTCAAGCCAACTTGCAAGTTGCTTACAAGGATGCAAAACAATACTTACCTGGTTTTGATGGTTTACCCAAACAAATTAAATTAGTTATACTGGACTTGTCTTTTAATCTGGGCTTGCCTGGATTGAGTAAATTTGTAAAATTTAAAGCTGCCATACAAACCGGGAACTATGCAGCTGCCGCCAGAGAGCTAGCTACCAGCAAATGGGCTTCTCAAGTAGGCAACAGAGCTAACAAACTAATTAATATTATTTCTTCTTTTTCTTAGTTTTCCTCTTGGGCAACTTAATTATTACTTGCTCACCTGCATCTGGTGCAATACCTGGTAAATTTGCACCCTTGAAGCCTGTTGGCAATGGCCCACGAAAATCTATGTTTGGGCCTGGGGCAGGCATGGGACGGCCTTGTATGGCTCTAGCCTTGGGAAAAATGTTAAAATCTTCCAGAAGCTTTTTTACCTGATTTTCAAACTGCATACTAGTGTTTAATAATTTTGTTAACAACCAGAGATGGTTGCATATTATTGTGACTAGAACTATTACCTGCATTATTTACAACAATGTTTGTTTGACTTAAATTGGTGGTATAACCAACAACTGGATTGCCTTTGTTATTAGCTTTTAAACCTACTGGCAGAGGACCAGAATCAAGAAGTGCTGGCATGCCGTGGGCATGGCCTGGGTCTGAGACTGAATGGTTGTGAGCAGGTAGCTCTGAAACAGATAGTGTATGAGTCTCTGCACCAAGCTGTGTGCCTCTGGATCTGTTGCTAAGCCCACTACCTTGACCAGCTCCAATGGCACCTCTGCCCCGGAAGTCTGGCAAATTAAATGTGGTAGTGCCATTGCCAGGACCATATGCAGTGCCAATAGCAGCAAACAGCGATGCATATGTGGTTCTGCTTACTGCTGACCCATCACACAGCAAATAACCTGTAGGTGCACTAGCCCCTGCATAATCTAAAACCGTACCTATGGGCACTTGAAACAATGAAGAAGTGTTTAAAATTGGAGCCAGCACGTTAGCCAGTGTTTGTAGGGTAATATCTTCTGGCACACCTGCTGTTACTAGTCGGCCCTTGACAGTATCAGGTCCCATGACTGCCAATTTAGTATTGGCCACGCTAGCATTAGATATTTGTAATGCATCACCGCTAAAACTCAATTCAGGTGATGGTGTAGCTAATAATAGAGTGTTACCAGTGCGCGTTAATCCAGTTCCAATATAGCCAGGATTCAAATGTGAAGCATCTAAAGAGTCAGGCTTGACACCTACAAAACCACCATCATTGGTTATGGTAATTTCATCTGCAACAATGCTAGTAGCCAAGCTTCTGTAGTGTGCAGTTAGTGTATAATCACCACCAGTTAATGCATACAAGAAAGAGCTGTTGGTATCATAAACCAAATCTCCACTTGCTGGAGCCCAAGTGGAAGATACATTAGAAAATACAGGCCCAAAACTAACAAAACCTAAGAATCTTGTGCCTACAGGCAACCCACCTGTGGTAATTCCATCCCCCACATATAGTCTTTTGGAATCAGTTGCATAGGCTGGCTCTCCTTGATTAAAAACAACAGTGCGTTCTGATTCTGTGCCTCTTCTGAAAATAATCCTGGTAATTGGGTCAGACATATATGTTTAGTTATTTATGGTTGTTGAACTCTGTTCAACTGCATATAGAATTGAAAAATGAGTTACAAACTCACATGCATTGTTACTGGCAAAACACTATTGGCCTCAGAACAGTACTATAAGAAAAAGCTTGAAAAGGCTCAGTCTGAACAACATCTGCACCAGTCTTATGTATGCCGGGAAGCCAAAAACCTGCTGCTGAAAGGCCTTACTGTTGAACAAATTAGAAAGCAATTTCAAGTGCCAGATGTTGTGCCTTGGCCTGATAGCCATGTTATCAAGAGCATTGTATGCAATGATTATGGAATGGTAAAAAGCACCACATTTTCCAATCTGACTGGATTTACTCGTCAAGAAACAGATCCAGAGGTGCTGGGCTTCCTAAATAATCTATAATGGCACAATCAGACAGAAATTACACAGTATCCATAGGCAATGATGGTCAGAGCTTAAAATGCATTGATGCAGGTACAGGGCTTCTGCACAACACATACCGCTACAATGGCATGCTAGTATCTGGTCCCATTGTCACAGGAGACCGGTGCACCATAGTGGTTCGTCGGGGCAGTACCAATTATGGTATAGTACTACGGTTGCCATCATTCTTGCTTACTTCCACTTTCTCTGCATAATTGTTATGGATTAATACTTTGCCCATGTTATCATACATGCATGCAAGTAACAAATCAGTTGCTCGATTATAATCTAGCTGATCTGCCACCACAGAAGAGTTATCCATTTTTAAAATTGGATAGCCATAAACTGTTTGCAGGTTATTTGATAAAAAATCAGTATGATGAGCAGAGACTCAAAATTTGCAAAACTTATGATCCAGTTAGATTTAGTTTCTTAACTAACACGGGAGACTATAAGATGTATGGTATTCTTAGAGATACACAAGCCCCGTTCATGCAGCAATTAGCAGAAAAGAAAATATCCAATCTAGTAGAGTACAACAGCCTTCTAACACTAGAAGGCATGAGCTGCTACAATTGTTTCTTGCATTTTGCCCCAGGACTATATCCTATTGATAGTGTTTACCTGAATAGATTTTTTCCTGAAGTAGATTTTAGCAATTTTAATAACAAGAGAAACATTTCTACTTTTCAAAAAATGTCTCATATTTATCTGTTTACACTTATAAAAATATAAAAAATTTCACATTTAAATAACTTTTTTTAATGTGCATTTTGGGTAGATAAATATAAAATACTTTTTGGTCTCACTATGCAAACTCTAGTTAAAAAACGCAACGGGAATATTGAGAGATTTAACATAGAAAAAATTAATCGAGTCATCAACTGGGCCGTACAAGGCATTGAAGGGGTTAGCTTGTCAGAGATTGAAATTAATGTTAAACTTAATATTACTGACAACATCTCTACCAGGGACATACATCAAGTATTAATTGATACTACTGCCCATCTTATTTCTGTAGAAAAGCCTAACTATACATTTGTAGCAGCACGTCTGCAAAATTATCAACTAAGAAAAGATGTATGGGGTGGCAAACACGCACCCAGATTACTGGAGGTGGTCAAAAATGGAGTCAAGTCCAAAATTTATGATGCAAGTATTTTGGAAAAATATTCAGAAGATGAACTGAATAAAATAGGAGAGTATATTGATCATGACAGAGATTTTATTTTTACCTATGCTGGTATCAAACAGCTGTGTGACAAATATTTGATTAAAAACAGGGTGTCTGGTCAATTGTTTGAAACACCACAATTTGCTTACATGCTCATTGCACTGTATGCTTTTGCCAACTATCCACAAGAAGACAGACTCAATGTAGTTAAGAAGTTTTATGATGCTTGCTCCAAGCATAAAATTAACTTGCCTACTCCCATCATGGCAGGTGTGAGATCCACCTCCAAAGGCTATGCTAGCTGCTGCCTTATTGGGGTAGATGATACCAAAGACTCCATTGCAGCATCTGGCACTGCAGTGTCTCTGGCCACCGCTAGCAGGTGCGGCATTGGCATAGATGTCTCCAAGATCAGAGCCATTGGCTCCAATGTAAATGGCGGACAAGTGGTACACACAGGTGTTATTCCTTTTCTTAAGATATATGAAGCATCTGTTAAAGCATGGCAGCAAAACTCCATACGGGGTGGATCTGCCACAGTCAATGTGCAGTGGTGGCATTACGAGATAGAAGATATAGTGGTTCTCAAGAACAATGCAGGGACCGATGATAATAGAGTGAGAAAATTGGATTATACAGTGGGCATGAGCAAACTGTTCTATGACCGTGTTATTAAGAATGAGAATGTAACGTTATTCTCTCCTCATGAAGTGCCAGAGTTGTGGGATGCATGGGGTACACCCAAGTTTGATAAAGTATATGCAGAGTGTGAAGCCAATAGAAAATTAAAGAGACGCAAAACTGTTAATGCCAGAAAATTATTTGGATTGATTGTAAAAGAACGAGTTGAAACAGGCAGAATTTATATTCTTAACGTGGATAACGCCAATGAACACAGTGCATGGACAGATAAAGTAACCATGTCTAATCTGTGCACAGAAGTAATTCACCCCACCATTCCTTTGCAAGACTACCATGATTCAGAAGCTGAGATTGGTATGTGCATTCTATCTGCAGTCAATATGCTAGAAATAAAGGATTGGAAAGAGTTGGAAAAAATATGTGAATTGATTGTAAGATTTTTGGATGAGATAATTGATATACAAGATTATTTTAATA